GTCGTCTTGCTCCAACAACTCCACAAGAATACGTCTTCTTAAATTCCTCACAGTTAATTGGCTTACCTAAAAAAGGATTTCTATGCGAAACCACAACCTCGCAAAACTCAGACATAGACGCTTTCATATCAACTGCATCAACATCCCCAATACTTAATCCCTTGGTCTTAAATCTACGAAAATTCTGCAAAGTATCAATCTTACAAGATAAAATCAATCTATCACCTTCTCTCAACAAATTTGAATCTGTTATCTGATTAATGTCCAATTTCTGCAAACGGTCTCCTTTAGAACCAGATAATAATGATAATGATGGTACCTCCTCAGACGTCACTTCTGTCATTTCAGTTTCCTTCTCCGTTGGAACCAAAACATCAATTCCTTCAATCTGTACGAGCGTTTTGTCAACATCAATATTTTTTCTCCATACCTCTACTAATGACTGAGTTGATACTCCAATCCTCTTTAAAACCGCTAAAATAGGAGCACCGATCCCTTTAAACTCACTTGAAACACAAATCTCAGTTAAAAATTCCTCACTATGCTGACTAACTTTTCCAAGCATACCACTTCCAGTATCTGGCAAAATCCAATATCCTATTGTCATCAAAAAAATGAGAGATAACACAGCCATTGGGGCTCCTACCGAACCGATTTCGAAAAAACCTATTTGAGGTAACTTTCTTTGACTAAGAATTCCTTGTACTAACAAACTCGTCGATGTACCAATAATAGTCACCATTCCTCCACTAATTGCTGCAAATGATAACGGAATTAAAAACTTAGATCTTGGGAAATTATTTTTTCTTGCCCAATCTCTAACAATTGGCATCATTAATGCAACTAATGGAGTGTTATTAAAAAATGCAGATAAAACATTCACCAATAATAAAAATCGAAACATTCCTATCCTAGGATTTCGACTATCTCCAAAAAATTTGTAACAAAAATTATTTATTGCATTAGTTCTCGATAAAATATGAACATCTATAAATAATGCTCCAACAGTTATCATTCCACTATTTCCAAAACCTTTCAAGGCATCATCCGAACTCATCTGTGTTGCATTCCATAAAAAAACAAATGCAATAAATATCACTAACGAATCATTATACTTATTTAAAGATAATACACCAAATAATAATCCAATCGTACAAATTGTTAAAATTCCTTGCCAACTTAATGTGGGCATATCTATTAAAAATGTTTATTATATTTTCTTTAAATCATAAAAATTGATTAAATTTAATGGTGTTTCAATTGTAAAAAAATGCTAGATTATATTATTATTTTTCCTTTCGCATATGGCGGAAAAATACAAAATAAGAATATTGATTGAAAAAATGTAATGTTTCATTTTGAAATAGATTCAACTGATGAAATCGACCTAGAAACTAATATAACTGTTCTTATTCTGCTAAGATTTACTAATATACTCCAAAAGTTAAAAGAATACGAATCTTCCCAACCTATATCAATAATTGATGATCAAGATTTAATTGAATTTATTAAATTCTTTCACCCGAATGCAACTACTATAAATCAAACTAATTATCTTATCCATCATATTGAAAATATTATAGCGGGAATTGATCTTGGAGTTATTAGAGCAACTGTCTCCAAAATAGAAAAATTCCCAAGAAAGGCTGCATTATCTTTACCACATATTAAAAAATTTTATGAAGGACAAATCATTCGAATTGATGGACTAATCAATAAACCGGAATTAAATGGAGCAATTGGCCGAATTATGAAAGAATGGGAATTCTCAAAACTAACCCTCGTCAACCTCAACGGAACTCCAAAAACATTCAAAATTAAAAATATTGTACCGGTACTATGTCACTGCGGAGAAATAATTTTAAATGATTATCGGAATTGCTCACTAAACTGTATGTCACTAATGCACCAAGAATGCTTAAAAAAAATAATGACAGAAATGAAGGTATGTGGCTGTGGAAAAATGTATAAAACATTGGATATACATTTTTCAAGAAAATTGAGCGAGAAGCAATGTGAATTTTATATGAGAGAAAGAAAAGAATATTTGGAATTGTTGATTAAGGTAGGTATAATTTTGGGAGATCCAAAGGTTGATTTTAGATCTCTCAAATGGAATCAAGAAAGAGTTAGTTTTTTCCTACGTATGAACAGAATAAAAATAGAATTGTGTTCGGATAATGAATGTGTTGTAATTCCCGAAACCAACTAACGTAAAATCGAATTAAAAAAATTATTATAATTTATTTAAAAATGAATAAAAATTATTTATGCTCAAGATGTTTAAAAAGTTTCGATAGAAAAAGTAATTTTGTAAGACATATTAATCGTATTAATCCATGCAGTAAAATTATTAACTCCAATACTGATGAAGAAGAACAAAGAAATAATCTTAAAAAATATCTTCATAAAAATTTTCCAAAATTAAGTGAGAATATAGTTGCTGATATAGTTGGTGAAAATATTATTAAAGAAGATAAAAAATACGTCTGTGATTTTTGCAATAAATCTTTTCAATCTTCAACCTATTTTAAAAAACACAAAAGAGAATTATGTTCAAGACACCTTCGATTCGAACAACACATAATAAAAGATTACCTGAAAAAGATTGAAAAAATTAAACAAGAAAATATGACATTGAAAGAAAAAATTTATTTAAAAAACAAAACTCTTCCAAGATATTGTGTAGAAGAAGGTAAAGTAATAAATGTTGAAAAAAGTTATTTACATTTTTATGAGCAAAAAAATATTAGACCATTTGGTAATGAGATTCTTGATCATGTAACTGATAAATTTATGAAAAAAATGATTATGAACCCAGAAATTGGTTTAACAAATTTAGTGCGAATAATACATTTTAATCCAGAAATACCACAAAATCGTAATTTATTTGTCAAGTCGCAAAAATTTATAACAGTAGAAGTATATAAGAAAAGTGGTTGGAAAACAATTTCCCGTAGAGATATTTTCCAAAATATTATTGCTACCAAAAAAGATATTATGGATGAATATTACGACAAATTCTACGAAAATAAAGAGCTAAAACCAAAATATATTTCAAAATATGAACAATTTAGCGATGCACTTGATCAATATATTAATCATATAGTTTTCGCAACTGATTATGATAATCGTTTAAAAAAAGCCAGAACTATATATGAAAAAATTTCTAAAATGATTAATCTATTATTCCTGAACAATCAAAAAATTGAAATAACCTATACTCCCGAACAAAACATTAAAACATCAATAGAAGATATAAAATATTCTTTCAATGTTAAAAAACCACCACCTGAAATTGAAAATGAATCAGAAGAAAATGATTCTTACGAATTATACTGTGAAGAAAATGCAAATAAAATTAATAATAATAACAATGAAGTCAATGACTTAATTGATAAGACTGAGAAGGAATTAAAACAACTTATCATTGAAAATAACCTCGATAAATATAATAATTTTTTGTCAGAATTTAATGATAATGATAAAGGAATGAATTTAGATGAATCTGAAATGTACAGTGATGATGATGAAATAATTATTAAAAAATTATAATTTATTTTTTTGCCTTTTGTCGTAGTAAATTTTCCTCTTTTTTCTTTGCTCTTCTTTCGGCAATATTAATTTCCATTAACATATTTTCATCTCTTCTTGCAATTATGTCTTTCATTCTTTCCAAAATTAATGGCGGTAAAGTTCCATCATCAATGTTCCAATTCCTTGTCTCCATATATCTCTCCAACGCATACGATTTTAAATCGTTTGTATCCTTATCACTTACCCCATATTCATATATCCCAACCATCTTATATTTTCTTATTCTTACTCTTTCTTGCAATAATTGATCATAATAAATTATACTATCAATTGTCATTGTACTAAATTTTGTATATTTTTTCAAAAAATCCTTCTCTCTTACATTATCAACTATTTCTTGGAGGGTATATTGATCAGTGTTGATATAATTATTATATAAATTTACATAAATTGAATTATTAATCCCGTATTTTTCCAACTCTTTTTCCAAATAATAAATTTTTTCATCTCGTTTCCTTATCTTATCAAAATTCTCCTTAGCCTTTTCCAATATCTTTCTCTCATCTAATTCAACCCTCCCATCAATATACTCAACCGCCCAAAAATTATTTGGTTCATAAAAATATCCATTACTATTTAACAAATCCAAAATAGTCTGATGTCTATTCTGTCTCTCATTAATCTTTTTCTCATAAAATTGCCTCTTTATCTCCCGACCCCTTCTCTCCTTATCATCATTTTCCCTTACTCTCTTATTAATCTCTTCCCAACCAATATTTCTATCAATAATTTGCTTAACAATCTCTATATTATAAGTTTTAACATCATTCTCATTCAAAAAAAAAGGTAAAACATTTATCTCATTCCACTTCAAAAAATAATTATTCCTTAAATATTCGACCCCACGAACCACATTTTTTAAATTGTCAATACGTAAATCCAACAACAACATAACAAAATCATCTAATCGAGCCGACAAAAATTCAATTATATTATCATTACCATTTATTTGACCGAACCACTGACACATCCTAAAAGAAATATATTTCTTCTCACTTAATGTTTTACGAGGATACTGCAAAATATTTTCTCTAATCTCATCAAATTTATCAATTATTCTGTTCCTATCCAAAATCCTCAACATTATACTCTCCATCAAACCAACTCTATCACTCCCTTTTTCTCTTAAAAATAATAATAAATTTTTAACAGCACTCAATCTTACCGACTCCGGATCAAGAATATTTTTTGTTAAAAACAAATTAACCACCAAATAATCAAACGACCTCTCACTTATTCTATCTAATAACATTTTAACTTAAAAACAATTTTATTTTTAAATTAATATTTTTCAGGGTTTTTTTATAAATTTTCAAATTTTTTTATTTGTTCTTCAGTGCATTGTATTTTTTGTCTATATATTTTAATATTGTTTAATATTTTTCCAGTCTGACTTTCCAATTTTTCTATTGCTTCCTCGAATATATTTCTCTGTTCCTCTATCATTTTCAAAGAGTTTTCCTCAACTTTTTCGACCATTTTTAAATTTTTTACACAAGCTTTACAATGATTAATTAATTCTTTTTTTTGTTCTTTTCCAAATTTATCTCCACAAATTCCACATATATTAAAATTTAAAATACACTCAAGATTGTGTTTTTCCCTTTCTTTCCTCAAAATTTCCTTTCCACAATCACATTTTTCCATCATCTCTATACACTCCTTTTCTAAGTGTTCCTCTAACTCAAATTGATCCACAAAACTTTTTCCACAATAACATTCTATAAAAGGAATCTGACCATTTTTTGCCAAAAGAAACATAAAATTCATAAAAATATAATCTTTTTCATAATAAGAATTTTTAGATGATCCCAGAATAATATTCGTACTATCCAAATTACAAAATGGACATCTTACACTATCACTTATTAATCCTTGTCTTCTATCTACTCTAAAAAACAAATCACCACATTTCTTACAAACCCTCTTTCTCTCTGTACATCCATGTATCACACCACATTTATTGAAACATGTAAATTTAACAGGTATTTTCAATAACTGATGACATATTCCACAAGTACAATATTCAATAAATTCCTGATTTGTATTCATAAAAAAAACAATATAAAAATATAATTTTTTACACAAATAAATTATTGCGAAATCCTAAAATCTATCAAATCATTTTCCCTAAAACCAAAATAAATATCGTTTTCCAAAAATAATGAATATTTTGTTTGATATATTGCCATAATCATACCCTGCTTCAACAATTCTGAATCAATTTTTCTAACCTCCTCCCCAAAAAAAATATCATACCACCCACCTCTCTCAACACCAATTTTATCTTCTACCCTCAATATAACCTCAATAATTATATATTCATTACCATCTGAATCATCCTCTATACTCAAAAATATATTATCATAATTTACCAAGTACCTCATACTAATTATCTTACTAGCTCTTCCTAAAATCTCCATTAAATATATCTTGAATTCATCCAATTTTTTCACCAATAAACTTGATAAATTACCACTCCATTCATTATTTTTAGAATTATGAAAATATGGATATAATTGAATTACAAGTTTGAATGGGATGTTTGTTTGAATATAATTTATTCTTGATTGACTAGTTCCCATTTTTATAAATAACAAATTTTTTTTATACTAAAAAAATTTATATTTTATATCATTATGTCTAATATTTTCAACAAGGTACTCAGAACTAAATAACCTTTTTTTATCGGTACCAAATGATAATACACCCTTGAAACAATACCTACAAAATCAAATTGATAACATGAAAATAATATCATCAAAGAATTATTATCAGAAAGAATTGTTGTCCCAAATTTTAAACTTAAATCACTTAATATTATAAATTATTTTCCGCATTTACCCTCTAAAAATTGTTTTGATTTTGATGGATTTTTTAACATTACATTCAATAACTGCATCAAACTATCAAAAGAATCATTTTCTTCTTTAGACAATTTGAAAGTTTTACGTAATTTTTTAACAAGATTTCTTGCATTTTTGTATTGTTTTTTCAACTCACTCACTTCTCTCTTATATTGCTTCAACTCTTCTTTCTTCTTTGCCAAGGCATCTCTATCTTTATTATAAACATTCCGATCTGCTAATTTTAGATTCTTAAACTTCGAATAATGATCCAAAAATGCTTTCGCCAAATTATCAGTGGACCTCCTTGTGTGCTTATCTGCTTCACCAACTAATTTTAACATAAAATCTTTATCATCTCCATTAACAATATTTGTAGAAATACTTGAACGTATCTTTCCAACCTGCTTATTGTATCTTTCCAAAGTTGCTAAGAATTTTGGTTTCATTAATCTTAATTTTTTAAGATATGAGGAATCAAAATTCATTTGATTAAAATGCTTCTTCATTATTTTCTTCAACCTATTTACTTCAACTTTAAGTGAAATAAGTTTTTTATTCTTATTGTTATAATTCTTGTAAGCATCTGTCTTTGCCTTCTTTGAAAAACTCAAATCAGTCTTTATTCTATCCATTTCCTCCAAATGTTTCTTACGATTATCATTCATCATACCTATTATTTTTTGACTAATTTTTGTTAATTTTGCGAAAGAAAATCTTTTTCTCAATTTCATATCGCGCATAAGTTTCTTAAACCCTTTCTTCTTATTTTTATTTTTCTTCTTATTTTTGCTTCTAGATGACTCATCTACTTTTCCAGTCTCATTATCAAGTTTTTCTTCTTCCTCCAAAATTTTCTTTTTAATTTTCTTTATTTTTTTCTTATTCTCTTTTTCCTTCCTCTTTCTCTCCCTTTCCTTCTTCTTCCTCCCTTCTAACCTCTTCACCTCTCTAACCAAATCACTTTCTCTCTTTTCACGTTCTTCTCTTGATTGATCTTTATTATTTCTCTCAACCCTTTCTGCCTCCTTTCTAAGTCTTTCCTGTTCTTTTCTTCTTCTCTCCTCGGCCTTTCTTACCTCTTCCTTTAATCTCTTTTCTTCAGTCTCCCTTATTTCCTCCTCTTTCTTCAACTTTTTAATCCTAATCGCAATCTCCGCCAATTTCCTCTCTTCCCTCTTTTTCCTTCTCTCCTCCCTCCTCGCTGCAACAACTGGACTATCCCTCTCACATCCATCTCTAAAAAAACAATCACTTCCAGTAGGCTTCCAAGCAAGCTGCCATCTAGATAATGGTGCATTTGGCCCCCCATACCCAGACATTTCCCACCTCCTAGCTCCATAATTTACATTCATTACACTTCCACTTGGATCCTTAAAATCATTCCTATCTCTACTACCATCGGCATTACCACAAATACCATGCATTTTTCCAAAATATTGTTCTGGAACATTTACCTCAACAACTCCACAATAACCTCCAAAGATCATAACTCCAAATCCATTTGGAA